TGGGATGAAGAAAAATTAAATACTATCCTTGAAGATTTGAAATTAAATTTTGAGAATGATTTTTTCTTGACTGGGTTTGATTCTAAAGAATTTGAACAATTAACCAATAAATTTAATGAAGTCAAAGTAAAAGACGATAATTTCGATGGTGTTGTTGATAGAAAAAATATAAAAACAAAACTTGGTGATATTATTTTACTTGGTAATCATGTTTTAATGTGTGGAAATAGTTTTGATATAAATCAAATAAATCAATTAATAAATAATAATAAAATAGATATGATGTTTACCGATCCGCCTTACGATATGCAAATGGGTGGTTTAGGTTGTTTTAAAGAATCAACTAAGAATATGAAAAAAAGAACTAATGACATCATTGAATTTGATGTAAATAAGTTATCCCATTTTGTTAATTTAGATATAGGTACGTTTTATATATGTACATCTAAGAATGGGATAAAAGATTATTTGAAAATATTTGATGAATTTAATTTTAATATATTAGTTTGGTGCAAATCAAATCCCACGCCATGGAGTAACAATACCTTTTTACCCGACATTGAATATATTTTATATTTTGCAGATAGTAAAAAAAGAATTTGGAATAACTCTCTAAAACCTACTGATATATATAAAAAATATTATATATCGAAAAAAGAAGAGGGTCGAGAAGGTGAAGGCGATTTACATCCAACAATGAAACCTTTAGATTTAATTAGTAATAGAATACAAATATCTTCAAAAGAAAACGGAATAGTATTAGATTTATTTGGTGGTTCAGGTTCTACATTAATTGCTTGTGAACAACTTAATAGGAAATGCTATATTATGGAGTTAGATCCGGCTTATTGTGATGTTATAATCAATAGATACAATAAATTTAAAAAGGATGAGTAAAAATGGGAAGACCGTCCGAATATGAAAAACGAATAAAGTTTATGCGCGATGAAATCATTGCGTGGCGTGAGCAAGGTATATCAATTGATGATATAGCTTTAAAATTAAATATCAGTAGAACTACAATGTACGAATATCAAAATAGATATTCTGACTTTGCGGACGCATTAAGCCATTCTAAAACAAAATTGGTAAATAAACTCAAAAAAAGCCTTTGGAAAGAAGCAATGGGCTTTGAATATGACGAAGTAACCTATGAAGAAAGTTATCTTGGCACTAAAAAGAAGATAACTAAAAAGTATGCTAGGAGCCAACCGAGTTTACTAATTTATGCTTTATGTAATTTGGACCCTAATAATTTTAGACGATTAGATAAAGAATTTGTTAATGAGGTCATTGACGGGTTAAAAAGAGAATTTAGCGACGAAAAAATTAAAAAGGCTTTCCAGGTACTAAATGAGGAAGCATTAGAGGCGGCGAAGCAAGAGAATGAGCCAGTGTAAGTTATTGAATGTCGTGGATGTCGGCGATACTTTCGAGACAATAGCCCCTAAAACTAAAGAGCATTTACATTTATATTGTGCAATTGTGTTAAATATGCGATTTCCTTATCCCAATTGTTGTAATGATCACGATTCCATTTTGGATGCTATATGGGATACTTACGCAGAGGAAGTTGATTCTTCCATTTGGTATGCAATGAGGGGATCAGGTAAAACCTATACATTAAGCGGCTTGTCATATTTGGAAAGTCTATTTAAGCCTCAATGCGGCATAACCATTTTAGGGGGTAGTTTGGAACAATCCACAAAAGCCGTCGGATATCTTGATTATTTGTGGAATTTACCGGGTGTTCCAAATTATATGTTAGCTAATGGAAATGTAGCGGGTAGAGGTTATAAATTAACAAATGGGTCTTGGGTAACGGCTTTGGCGGCGTCGGCTAAGTCTGTGCGTGGCCCTCATCCTCAAAAGTTGCGCCTTGATGAACTTGACGAAATGGACGAAAAAATCTATGATGCGGCTTTAGGTCAGCCCAAGGAAAATCATGGGATTCGAGACAATATATTGATATCATCGACTTTACATCACGCTTTCGGGCTTATGACTAAAGTAATCGACGAAAGACACGAAAAAGGGGCAAGGTTATATCAATGGTGTGTGGAAGATATCAAACAACCTTTTGGCTTTTGGAGTGTAGAGGAATTAAGAAGAAGAAAACGCCAATTGACTAAAGCCATGTGGGATGCAGAATATTTATTGAAAAGACCTCAAATCGGGGATTCTATATGGGATTTTGAAACTGTAGACAAAGCTTATAGACGAGGAATGAAAATAGAATTTAATCCTAAAATACCAGTTGAGGCCGGATTGGATTGGGGCCATACTTGCACAGTTTTAAGTATTATTCAAGATGATAAAGAAAGTATAAATGTTCCTGAAGCGTACCCGTGGGAATATAGAGAATTAAATGAGCGGTGCAAAGATATTGCCGAGATATGCATTGAAAGAAAGATACAAGTTATTTATTGTGATAGCAATCCAAAAGATTCATATATTACCTTAAAATCTATATTAAAAAATAAACGGGTTCCAACTGTAGTAATGCCTATAGCCTTTAGTAAATGGAAAGACACGGGAATAGATGTGGTTAGGTTTTACCTTGAAAATGATTTAATAAATATTAAAGATAAAATCCTTCAGGATAAAATGAAAAAATATCATTACAAAAACGCCGATCAAGGAATAATTGATAAAATAGATGATCATTACCCCGATAGTATTATCGCATGGGCGGCGTCAAGATGGAGAATATTGGCATTATTGAAAGCGGTGAAATGATGGAAAATGAATTACGAATTTGTGGAATGAATTGTAAAATCGAGAAAGTTAAAAATTATGCAAGGGATTACACTTTCCTTGGGACCTTTTGCGGAAATGATAGTATTATTAAACTCGATAATGATTTAAAATTAGAAGTAGAACAAAAAACATTATTACATGAAATAATAGAGTGTATTAATTATCAATTTGAATTAGATCTCGAACATAATAAAATATCAACAATAGAATCGGCTTTGTTTTGGATTCTAAGGGATAATAAATGGTTACTCGAATATTTATTAAAGGAGGAATAAAAATGTTTTTTAGTGAAGGTAGCACCTTTCCACCTGAAGAATGGGCGTATTGGTATGATAAATATGCTGAATGGGCTTCGTGGTATTCGGGGGATTCTGACGAATTATTAAAATATTATTCCTGTAAATTGTCTAACCTTAATATTGAATCAAATATGTTTTGGGCTAAATTGGACATCCAGGAAAGAGCCGACGCAATCCATTTCCCAATCGCGGGTGATATAGCCGGTATGAGTAGTAATTTATTATTTAGTGAGTCACCTAGATTTGGTTATGAAAAGGATAATAAAGCCGGGGAGCGAATTGACGCATTTATGACAGAAAACGGATTTTTAAATATATTATTAGAAACCGCTGAATTAACCGCGTCTTTATCAGGAGCATTTTTAAAACTTGATGTTGATAAGCGACTTTCTGAGCTTCCTCTATTGAGTGTAATTACCCCTAATAATGCATTTCCAACGTTTTTAAGAGGTAGACTATGGGAAATTTTATTTTATCGTGAAGTTAAAACCGATAAATCTAATATATACCGCTTGTTTGAAAATCGAAAAAGGACATCGACGGGCGACGGGTACATGGTTGAATATCGATTATATAGAGGTTCTGAGGGTAAATTGGGTCATGTCGTGGATTTAAACTCAATTGATGAAACAGCAAGCCTGAATTTACAAGATACCATTCACACAAAAGTTAACGGCCTAGGGGTCGTTTACATTCCTAACATGAGGCCTAATAAATTAGTGCCTGGGTCTTCGTTGGGAATAAACGATTATCAGGGATGTATAAGTCTAATGGATTCCCTTGATTTTGCCTGGACTTCATGGATTCGAGATATAGAGTTAGGCATGGGTCAAATATTTGTTGATGAAGAAATATTACAACGAGAAGAAACGACGGCATTTGGGGCCGAAAAAAGTATATTAAATTCATTTTCTAAATTTCAAAAGTGTTTTTTGAAATTAAATTTAGGGTCTTATAGAATGGCCGGATCGAATACGAAACCCATTGACATAGTTCAGTTTGAAATGCGTGTCGATGAACATATGGCTTCTTGTAACTACATGTGTAAACAGATAATAAGCATGGCCGGTTATAGTCTTAGTACTTTTGGCTTTGATGAAGGTGGTCGTGCTGAATCAGGAACGGCATTAAGAATAAGAGAAAGGAAATCATGGTTGACTAGGGAAAAGAAATCTAGATATTGGCAACCTGTAATAATGGACCTATTATTACAAATGCAACAATTAGATAATAGTGTAAACACTATTTTTTATGATCCTGAAATTGTAACTGTGGAAATGGAAGATAGTATCGCTGTAGATGCGAAGGAACAGAGCGAAACAGTGAGAAATCTAGAACAGGCTAAAGCTATTTCTACACTTACAAAGGTTAAGCTTTTACACCCCGATTGGGACGAAAAGGCAATAAATGAAGAAGTGATAAAAATATTAGATGAGAGCGGAGTGGGAGGAGAAACGTTTAATAATACGTTTAATGCGGAAACATAGTTTATAATTTGACTATATCGTAATATAGAATTCAAACAATTGGAGGACGCAATATGAAAGATGATAAATTTTATGTTTACTGTTGGTATTATGGTGATACAGAACAAATATTTTATATTGGAAAAGGAACAGGCGATAGATATAAAAGTATAAACGGTAGGAGTAAATTATTTTTAGAAATAATTGAAGATAATTTTGTTAAACAAAAAATATTAATTGATGGTTTAAATGAGGAAATGGCACTTATGTTGGAAAAAATGACAATAAGAAGTTCAATACGTTTAAGGCATCCTTTAATTAATATGGTGTTAGACGCAAATACTTCTCAAAGAGAAGGTATAAGGAAAGCAAAGGAGCAGGGAAAATATAAAGGTCGAAAACCAATTGATTATTCTAAAGAAATATTTAATATGAATTTTTATCTCTGGAAACAAAATAAAATTACAGCCATAGAATTTATGAAACAATTAAATGTAAAGAAAACAACGTTTTATAAAATTGTAAAGAATTATGAGGTATTGTTATGAAATATGTGGATGGAATTAGTAGTTATGAGAGTATAGATAGAATTTATACATATTTAAAAAATAAAAATAAAAGAAATGCATTTTATTGGATTTTAGGTTATTCATTTGGATTGAGAGATAGTGATATTCGATCTTTAAAAGTAAAAGATATAAATAAAGATATCATAATGTTGATTGAACATAAAAATAATAAACCTATTATTATAAAAAATACAATTAAAAATCAAATTAATGAATATATTAAAAATATGAATGATGATGATTATTTATTCCCATCAAGGAAAAAACATATAGTTTCATATATTTCAAGGCAACAAACATATAGGATAATGAAAGATGTACAAATAGCATTGAATTTAAAAGAAAACATAGGAACTCATACATTAAGAAAAACATATGCTAATATAAATTATGATGGTGATATTAAAAAAACAGCTAGATTATTAAATCATTCATCAACAAATAATGTTTTAACTTATATAGGAATAAATCCTAAAAAAATTAAGGAGTTGAGCGCAAATGAATGATGATATGAAATTACCAAAGGAAACAAACGAGGAATATAAATACAGGCTATTTATAAATGACCTAGTTACTCATGGGATAAGGTCGGCATTAAAAGAAGTTGAAAGGGTATCGCTGGATTTAAACGCTAAACCTGACAAATTAATAGATGTTTTAAAGCCTGAATTAAAAAATATGGATTGTATTAATATACCTAGAAAATATATTAAAATACATAATTTACTTTGTGAATGTATCAGGGCATATATTAAAGGCATAAATTATATGATTGAAGGTAAAATAAAAGCTGATGTTAATGCTTTGTATAAAGCCGGTCAATACATAAAAGAAGGTAACGCCTGGATGGGCGTTACAAAAACTAGAATGTGGGAGATAATCGAAAATGCAGGATGATTTAATATACGAGGCTGAGAGTGTTGTATTTGCTATTGGAAATACTTTAGCTTCACAATTAAAATCAAATCTGAATAAAAAAAAGTATGACATGGTAGCAAGAAAAGCCGCTATGGGCTTTGCAATCGGTGGGCAAAAATGGATTGACAATGATTTAACCGAGGCATATATATCAGGTTTAAACCGTGTTCCCAAAGGTGGGACAGGTTCTATAAAAAACGGTACTTTTTTGGTACATAAAAAGCCTGATAAAATACCAATGTTGCCAGAGAAAATTGTAGATAAATTCAAAGATTATCCTAATCAAACAAAGTTTTACGAAGTCTTCAGGGCCGCGGCTATGGAGAGTTTAAAAAAACCGACATTGCAGATATTACGGGCGGCCGATGATGTATTTAGACAGGCGTCGATTGAAGTTGGGAGTGTATCATTTCGAGAAAGTGATGTAGTAACTCGTCGATTGATAAGTCAAAGATTAATGAATAATTACGCCGATCGAGGTCTACAATGTATTACATATAAAAACGGGGCTAAATACAGCCTAGATACTTATACTGAAATGCTTGCCAGGACGTTAATACAAAGGTGTTCTTTACAGGCATCAATAAATCGGTATTGTGAAAAAGGATGGAATTTAGGGGTAGTTAGTGCGCATTTTAGAGCATGTAACTTATGCACCCCATATGAGGGCGTTGTATTAAGTTTAGATGGAATGTCTAATACATATGCTTCAATATGGGATGCTGAAATGCAAGGATTGTTCCATCCTAATTGTAAACACGACATATCCCCATTTTTCGAGGGTTTAACAGAGCAAGTCATTGCACCTTTGGACCCTGGCGAAGCGGCATTAGTTAATAAATACGGATATGAGGAAGCTCAGAAAATAGCTTATAAAGCGATGCAACAACAAAGGTATATCGAAAGGCAAATTAGAAAATATAAAAGGGAATCAATGTTCTCCTTGGATGAAGTTAGTCAGAAAAAGGCCGATAAGAAAGTCAAAGAATGGCAAACTAGACAAAGAGAGCATTTATCAAATAATGCATATTTACCTCGTAAATATGCAAGAGAAGGAGTAAATTGATGAAAAAAATAATAGTTTTAACTATAATAATCTGTTTAACATTATCAATGGGAAGCTATAATATTATATTTGCTAATTGTTATACACCGATTCCAACCGATAGTATAAGCCCGTCGATAACCGATACTCCAACGGATCAACCAACTAATAATAATAGTGATACACTTCCAAAAACTGGAGAATCTAATAATATGACATTGCCGATTTTAGGTTTAATCGTAGTTATTATCGGGGCGGGCTTTGGTGTATTTAAATTGAAGCACAAATAATAAATTAAATTTAAATGTCAAAACCTCATTAATGAAAATGAGGTTTTTTTTAATATGTTTTTATGTTATATTGTTATAAAGTTATTAAATACGGAGGTTACAATGCTAAATAAAAAATGGTTAATTGTTGGCGGGACTGGGTCATTTGGCCAAGAAATTACAAATCAAATCTTTGAAAAATACGACCCAAAAAAAGTATATATTTATTCCAGGGATGAATATAAGCAATATATAATGAATAATAAATTTAAAAAAGATTCTTCCGAACTTCAATTTTTTGTTGGTGATGTGAGGGATTTAGAACGTCTTAAAATGGCTACGGATGGAATTGACTATATAATTCATACTGCGGCTTTAAAACATGTTCCGTCTTGCGAGTATAACCCGTTCGAGGCTATCAAAACAAATGTTTTAGGAAGTCAAAATGTAATTCAGGCGGCATTATATAACAATGTAAAAAAAGTAATTGCATTATCTACGGATAAGGCCGTGAATCCTATGAATTTATATGGTGCGTCTAAACTTTGCATGGAAAAATTAATTATAGGTGGGAATGCCTATGTTGGGGATAAAGATATTAAATTTTCGATATGTAGATATGGTAATGTCATTGGTTCTCGTGGGTCTGTAGTGCAAACCTTTAAAAAACAAAAGCGTGTCGGTACTATTTCGATAACAAATCCTGAAATGACAAGGTTTTGGATTAGTTTAAAAAATGCCGTTGAATTTGTATTAAATTCTTTGGGTATCATGCAAGGTGGGGAAATATTTGTCCCAAAGATGCCGTCAATGAAAATCACGGATTTGGCCGAGTGTATCGCCCCTGATGCTCTGATAAAAGTTATTGGGGTAAGGCCTGGCGAGAAAATCCATGAAATGTTGATTGCCAAGGATGATCGAATTTTAATGGAAGCTGAGAATTTTTATATTATTGAGAATAACTATCACTGGAATAACAAAGGTCCTTATGACTATGATTGTGAAGAAATAGAAAACTTTGATTATACCTCTGATACTAATGATAAATGGTTAACAGTCGAAGAAATGAGAGGTTTATTAAATGATATCTTATAGCCGACAAGAAATAAACGATGATGATGTAAGAGCAATTGGGCAAGTATTAAAAGATGATTATTTAACTACAGGCCCTAAGATTGAAGAGTTTGAAGACGCTTTATGTAATTATTCGGGTTCTAATTTTTGCAGGGTGTTAAGCTCAGGAACGGCGGCGTTACACGCGGCTATGTTCGCAATTAATTTAAAACCCGGTGATGAGGTGATCATCCCTACAATGACCTTTGTAGCTACTGCAAATTGTATAAGATATATGCATGGAACAGTTGTTCTATGTGATGTCGATGACAGTCTATGTATTGATCCAGAAAAAATTGAGAATTTAATTACCCCTAAAACTAAAGCGGTAATTTGTGTCGATTATGCCGGGCAAGCTTGTAATTATCCACGAATAAAGGATATATGCGGCTTACATAATCTATATTTAATCTCGGATGCTTGTCATAGTATGCAAGTAGACCCGAGGGCTGATATAACATGTTTTAGTTTTCATCCAGTTAAGCATATCACAACCGGCGAAGGTGGGGCATGTCTTACAGATCACTATATATTTAATTTAATGATAAAATCATTTAGAAATCACGGACGTGTCAGTATCGACACGGTGAGTCTTGGATATAACTATCGAATGAATGATATTCAAGCGGCTTTAGGAATATCTCAATTAAACAGGATTAAGCAGAAATTAAATGAAAGATCGAAGATTGCTAAGAAATATGATGAACATTTTGAAACAATCGAACATAAACGGCAACATACATATCATTTATATGTAATCAAGGTTGATAACCGTGATGTTGTAATGGGATATTTAAAATACAAGGGAATAGGGTGTCAAGTACATTACAAACCTATCTATGATTTACACTATTATAAAGATTTAAAGGGTAATTTTGAGAATACCGAAAAATTAAAAGATAAAATTCTTAGTATTCCTTTATATCCGGGGCTATCTGAGAATGAACAAGAATACATTATAAGGGAGATAAAACAATGTCTGAAATAATATTAGATTTTGGCTCTGGAAACACATGTAAAAACGATTTAAAATACATTAAAAAAATGTATGATGAATTGAAAAAAGTTGATAATGGAAAGCATAAGATAATCGTTAAATGGCAACTTTTTAGAGACGATGGGATTAATACCCCATTAAATCCTAATTCGTTCAACTATGCGTATAATTACGGGTGCCAACTAGGTTATGAAGTGACTAGTTCGGTTAATGATATTGAATCATTAAGATATTTACTTAGTTTTGATATCCCATTTGTAAAAATATCAAATAACGATACCAGGTATTTTTTAATTGATTTAATACCCCCTAAATTTAAGGTGTATGTATCAGGTATCTTTATGAATCCAAGGCCTAACATGGTAGTATTTAATTGTATAAGTAAGTATCCAGCTAGTGTTGAGGATTACGAAAATAAATTTAATTATTTTGAGAATATCAGTGATCACACCGATAATTTTCAATTATATAAAAAATATAAACCGAAAAGGATTGAATGGCATTATAGATTATTGGATTCAACCGGGCTTGATTCTGGTAGTTTTGCCAGGACGCCCGAACAATTACAGGAGGTGATTTTTAGTGAAAACAATATTGATTGACTTTGACGGGGTAATTCATAGTTATAAATCAGGGTGGAAAGGGGTTGAAATTATCCCTGATGAGCCAGTCCATGGCATACGAGAAATGATTAACGAATTGAGAGAACAAGATTATATTATTTTGATTTTTTCAACTCGATGTTGTGAAGAAAAAGGAATCGAAGCAATGAAAGGCTGGTTAAACCAATATAAAATTAAGGTTGATGGGTTTACCGCGGTTAAAGTTCCGGCCTTTTTAACAATCGATGATAGAGCTATTTGTTTCAATGGTGAGCCTGGTAAAACATTGGAAGAAATAAGGAGGTTTAAGACATGGCAGAATTAGATTTAAGTGGATTTTTAGAAACAATTGAAAATAGTATTACTGAGGAATTTAAAAAACGATATGCTGAATTAATCAAAGCGGCCGAAGATCAAAAAGAATATCAACGAGGTTTATATAATGGCCTAGAAATGGCATGTAGCATAATTCAAAAAAGAGAGGCGAATTATAAATGAATTTTTTATGTATAATTGCGGCCCGCATGACGTCTTCCAGATTTCCTGGTAAATGTTTAGCAGAAATTAACGGCATTCCTATGACGGAATGGGTTTTAAGGGCGGCTAATAAAAGTTTATATATCGATAAGGCCGTTATCGGAATTGCTAAAGAATACGAAAATACGCCTATTAAAAATTATTTTAAATCTGAGGATGTTGAAGAAATAGAATGTAAATCTGAGGATGTATTGAGTCGGTTTTATCATATTGCATGTAAATATGAGTCTAAAAATATTGTAAGGATAACAAGTGATTGCCCTCTTTTGTATTTTTATCCTGATATCATTGATACAACTATAGCCTCCCATAATGTAAATAAAAATGATTATACTTGGAATAGGGGTAATTTTGGGACTTGTTCGGGCCTCGATGTTGAAGTGTTTACATTCGATACTTTAATGAAGACATACGACAAAGCTACCGGGTCGGATAGGGAACATGTTTGCCCTTATATGCGGGATCATGATAGATTTAAATTTGGTGAAGTTACTTTTTATGATATTTATAATCAAAAGTGGTCCGTGGATACTTTAGAAGATTTTGAAAAAATCCAGGATGCATTTAATTTTTTAAGGAGAAAATGAAATGAGATACCAAGAAGAATTATGGAAAGGCAAGTTAGGGGATAATTACACTGATGATAACGACCGGGAAAGATATGTTCAGTATAAAATTGGGGTATTCAGAACTATTTTAGATAAGAAATTAAATATAAACAGTGTACTTGAATATGGGGCGAATATAGGCTTAAATATTCCTGCGGTTAAACAATGTTATCCCAAAGCCAAATATTATGGTGTAGAAATAAACAAAAAGGCTTATGATAAACTAAAAAAATCATGTACAGCCTGGAATCAATCTATATTTGATAAATTGGACCTTAAAGCTGATTTAGTATTTACATATGGCCTACTCATTCATATATCCCCTGATGATTTAAACGAGGCCTACAAGGTTTTATATGAGCATAGCAATAAATATATATTACTCATAGAACATATTAGTAAACACCCTTTTACGGTGGTATATCGTGAAAGGGAAAACGCCTTTTTTAAAGGTGATTTTATAAATGATTTTCAAAAGTTGTACAATTTAAAAATGATAAAATCTGGGAAAGTCAGGGGTGATTTAATATGGGCGTTACTCTCGAAGTCTTAAATGAGCAGGATTTAGAGTATATTAGAATAGAAAAAAACAAAATAAAAGGAAGTTGGCGAACTCCATTTCTATTAACTAAAGAAATGCAACACGATTATTATAATGATGTTGTATCTAATAGAAATTCTAATAATAGAATATTTGGGATTAATGCCGATGGGAAATTAGTAGGAACTACCGGGATTTCACATATTGAATGGGAAAATAGGCTTGGAGAAATAACCATGTTTGTAATACAAACCGGTAAAGGCTATGGAAGAGAGGCATTAAAATTAATCCTGGATTATGCTTTTGATGAATTAAATTTAGAAAATGTATATGGTGAATGCTACGAATGCAATAATTCAATTGATTTTTGGAAAAAGATGGAACCATCTTATACAACAATTTTACCGGCCCGGAAATATTACGGTGGATATTATTGGAATTCGTTGTATTTTAGTTTTAATAAGGAGGGTTACAATGAAAATAATGATTAGTGCTGTAGGTGGAAGTGTAGCTATAAGCTATATACAGCACTTACAAAAGTTAGGTCATTATGTGATTGGTATTGATATGAATAATGATATTCCAGGTAAACATTTTTGTGATAAATTTTACAAAGTGGACCCTTGTCATCCTGGATATATCAATGATATTGAGTATGATTTATTTTTTCCTTTTATCGATGAAGAATTACTTTTATGTATGAATGACGCAAGAATAATTCAATGCGATCATGAAACAAATATGACATGTATAAATAAACATTTTTTATATCAATATTGTATATCCCATGATATACAAGTACCGGCTTTAAGTAGTGTAATGGATAAGTATGGATTTGTTAGGGGTATTTATTCGAGAGGGTCCAAAGAGGCCTTTTTAACAACGGATTTTAGACAATATATGTTGAATGGTAAATACATAGTCCAAAAATTTATTCAAGGTATAGAGTATACTATTGATTGTTTAGTTAACTTGAATGGTGAATTTATATTTTGTGTACCCCGGAAACGAGTAAGTTTTACAAATGTTACCCTTCAAGGGGAAATTGACATGAGACAGGATTTAATTGATTTTACAAAAGATATTGTAAGTAAAATCAAATTCAAGGGTCCTATCAATATTCAGGTTATAGTTAGGGATAATGAAATCTATCTTATAGAAATAAATCCTAGATTAGCGGGGTCAGCTATATTTAGTATTATGGCGGGGTTTGATATTATAAAGGATTCAATAGATATTTGGACCGGGAATTATTATAAATCAGATTATAATATCCAAGATAAAAAGAAAGTGTATAGGTATTTAACGGAATGGTCGGGTTAGTATTTGATTTGGATGATACCTTGTATGATTCAAAACAATTTGTATTTGCAGGGTTTGAAGAAATTTGTAAAAAAATATCTGTGGAGATGCTTAAAAATTTTTATAACATTGACCCTAATAAAGTTATGCATAGATTCGGCAATTCTATTTATAGAGGTATTAAACCTAAATTGACTTTGTATCCTTGGGTAAATCCGTTATTTAAAATTTTAACTTGCCAGGTAGGATTGATAACAAACGGTGACAAGGAAATACAAAATAATAAAATCGATATTTTAGGTATTCATAAATATTTTGATCATATTATAATTTTAGATGATCCGAAATTTTATAAACCTAATCCGTCGTCATTACAAATAATGTCAGACGTATTAAAAGTAGATAAAGTGTGTTATGTCGGCGATAGAGAAAGCGATAGAAGATTCGCTGAAAACGCCGACGCCTATTTTATTGATGTGAAGGAGGATAAATTTATTGAACGTATTATGTATTGTTGCCCACCCCGATGACGAAATTTTAGGATGCGGTGGAACACTTAGTAAACATGTTGAAAATGGTGATAAAGTATTAGTTCTTATAATGTCCACGGGCGGCCGTGAAGTTGATTTAAAAACTGAGGCGTCCTTAGCTTCAAAGATTATTGGATATCATTTAACTTTTGAAAATTTGCCGGATCAGCGATTTGACACCGTGCCTATTTTGGACATTATACAAAGTATTGAGCAATATATAAAAGTGTATAAACCAGATATCATTTATACACATAGTAACCATGATTTAAACAAAGATCATAGGCTTATATTTGAGGCCGTATTAACAGCGGCAAGGCCTTGTAATTCTCATTTAGTTAAGCAAATATACAGTTTTGAAATATTATCTAGTACCGAATGGGGGTTTACATCGTTTAAGCCTCAAATGTTTGTTGAAATTGATATCGATCAAAAAATATTAGCCATGGATTGTTATAAAAGCGAGTTAAGGGGTTATCCACACCCTCGAAGTTGGCAAATTATAAAAGATAAAATGAGTGTAAATGGTAGTATAGTATTAAAAAATTATTGTGAAACTTTTGAAATAGTAAGGGTGATAAAATGAACATATTAATTTTAGGGGATCATAAATTTATTGCAGAAGCAGGGAAAAACATAAAAGATCATAAATTATTTTGTATAGTTGGGGATAGGCTAACATTACCTATGAAAAAAAAACTTTTGCAAATTAATAAAAATATGACTTTACATCCCCACAAAAAATTGAAAAATTTTAATTTCTTTAGAACTGTAGACTGGACTAAAGTCACACCGCTAGATCAGTATACCATTGAAGGTATGCATGATTGCGAAAGCGAAGTAATGAAAATGTATGAACGTATTAAATCAATTAAGCCTAATGATAGCTTTGACACGCGTAAATCTCATTATTTGGCTTGCCTGCGATATTGGTCGTATTATTTAGCAGTAAATAAAATTGATGTATTCTTGGCGGCTTTTGTTCCTCATATGGGGTATGATTTTGTTATTTATAATCTGTGTAAGTTTAAAGGGATTAAAACATTTACCAATTATTTTTTATTTCCTGATTGGGGTTATTTTATTGAATCAATTAAAGATCCTATGACGGGATTTGAACCTCTTTATAGTGATTTCAAATATCCCCGATTAAAGAGTATATTTGAAGAATATTTATATAATAAGCCTTTAAGTTATAAGCCTATTACTATTCCCAATGTTTCTCGTGTTGTAGAATTTCAAAAGAATGTAAGGATTAAATACAAGGATTTATTTGATTTTTACAAAGCATGTTGTAAAAAATTTGATATTAATAAGCCTTTTATTTATGTTCCCCTCCACTATCAATATGAGGCGTCAACATGTCCATTAGGGGGAGTCTTCGTTGATCAATTGTTAATGATTGAAATTCTTAGCTTCACGGGTTACACAATTTACGTCAAGGAACACCCTCACATGTCAAAAAATCGATCAATAGCTTATTATAACAGGCTTACAAAAATGAGGAATGTTCATTTAATACCAGTGGAAACTAATCATTATACATTGATTGATAAAGCCTTTGCGGTGGCTACCGTGACAGGGACCGCCGGATGGGAGGCCATTTTGAAAGGAAAATGTTGTTTATTGTTTGGTAATATTTATTATCAATATCTCCCGGGTTGTTTTTCTGTCGGATCATACCCGGATGTAATGAGAGCCATTCAAGAAATTAGAAGTTTTAAATTTGACAAGGAAAAACTAGAGGCATATTTAAAGGGTTTAGAGCCATTTTTACATCCTTTGAATTACAACTCTATGATACTTAAATTCAAAGAAAGGATAGGAATTTAAATGGTTAAACTAAATCAATATGGTTATTATGAATTAACCAATATGCCCAGTGAAGAAGAATTAAGTCGATATTATTCTAATTATTATCAGAATAATAAAAGTACTTCTTACAAACAAGAGTATACCCAATTAGAACTAGATTTTTTTAAGGCTAAATTACAACAAAAACACATGTTATGTGGATCATTCACAAGTTTTTTGGATGTTGGTTGCGGCGAAGGATTCGCTTTAAAATATTTCCACGATAAAGGGTATAACGTTAAAGGCATTGATTACAGCGATGCAGGATTATTAAAACATAATCCAGATATGAAAGAGTTTATTGATATTGGTAATATCTTTGATATCCTGGAACACATAAAAGAAAAGTTTGACATTATTAATCTTGATAACGTTCTTGAGCATGTACGAGAACCTAGGAAACTTTTAGAAAAATGCATCGAGGTGTGTTCTAAAAAGATTATTATCAAGGTGCCAAATGACTTTTCAGTTTTTCAAAAGTATGTAATGGGAATCCGAAAAGTTGAAAAACAATATTGGGTAGTTACCCCGGATCATATTAATTATTTTAATAAAGATGGTTTAATTAATCTATGTAAAGCCGTTGGCCTTGAAAAAGAATTTATTTTAGGTAATTATTTAACTGAATTTTATGCCTTACATAAAGATACTAATTACTTAGAAACGCAAAGTTTGGGACGTGAATGTCATTTTGCTAGATGTCATGAAGAAGTTTTGTTTAATAAAATATCAAGTAAACAAACAATTGAATTATACAAGATCTATGGAAAAATGGGTCTTGGAAGAGAAATTATAGGAGGTTTTACAAAATGAAAGAATATTTAGGAATTGATCATACTAGAAATGGGTGGCTTGACACTCAAGAATTAAGCCATGATTTTTGGAGAAATCCAGATAATACCAATCAACCTGAGGAGTACGCGAAACACGAAGATAGATCAGCGTATATATTAAAACAATTTAGAGATTTTGATATTAAACATGATGCAAAAATATTAGAAATAGGATGTAATTGTGGCCGTAATTTAAACTATTTAGAAGGTGCCGGATATAAAAATTTAACTGGTATAGAAATTAATGAGGACGCCATAGAGTTTGGCAAAAACTTTTATAAAAATGATAACTATAAAGTAGTAAATAGCCCGGTTGAAAATGTGATTGATGACCTTGGTAATTTTGATTTAATATTTACTTGTGCCGTATTAATGCATATCCACCCACAACAAGCAGATTATGTTTTTAGTATTATGAGGAAAATAGCAAATAAGATAATAATCATTGAGGATACTCTAATAAACAGAGATTACAAGGCTATATTTGAGCAAGATGGCTTAATGTTAATAAAAGAAGAATTAACTAAATATTTCATTCCGTGTCCAACTAAAATGGTAACTCAGGTATTTGTCAAATGATTGACGTAATTTATTTATGTGCAGGGGTTGGCAAACGCGCCAACCTCGGTTACCCTAAACAATTTTTAAGTTTGCATGGCAAACCATTATTAATACACGGATTAGAAACATTAAGAAGGATAAAAGAAATAGGGGAAATTATTATTCCTTGCCCTGAAGAAGACCGACAAAAAATATTGAAGGCTTGTTTTAACTACAATATCGATCATGTGATCATATGCCAAGGCGGTGATACTCGTCAAAATTCCACTTATCTTGGTTTAAGTGAAGTTGTCACTGATGAAGTATTGATTTGTGAAGCAGTTAGGCCCTTTATGAGTTTAAATTTAATTAAAAAGGTGTTGGATTGCGAAAATGAATTTGTAACTCCAATAACACAAATGTATGCTTCGGTAATAGATTGTTGTGGAAATAGTTTTAATAGGAATACCATTGGACCCGTTCAAATGCCCCAAAAATATAATACCCAACTATTAAATCATGGACATGTCAAAGCTAGAGTAAATGAAAAATTTGATTATACAGATGACGCCGCTTTAATTATTAATGAATTAGGGTTAATCCCTAAAATTGTAAAAGGTGAAGATGTAAATATTAAGATAACTACCCCTCTTGATGTTTATATTGCTGAAGCTATTTATAAATATTTACAAGGAGAAAAACAAGAATGAAATCAATAGTCATAACAGGATCAAATAGGGGACTAGGTAAAGAAGTAGCGAAAGAATCAAGTAAAAGGGGTTATTTTTATTATCCAATTTGTAGGTGGAACGATATAGATGTTACCGACTATGAGGCGTTAAGTAATTTTTATAAAGAAATGGAATTACCCGAAGCGTTGATAAATAATGCGGGAATTTATAAAGGTGGATCTATATTAGAAATGAATGTCCAGGATTGGCAAGAAGTTATCAATGTAAATCTGAATGGCGTTTTTAATAATTCAAAGCTATATGCTGAATTATGTATAAAAAATAAATTACCTGGAAAAATTATTAATATTGCTTCAACGGCTGGTTTAGGCTCTAGGCCTGGACGGTCAGCTTATGCCGCTAGTAAAGCCGCGGTTATTAATTTAAGTTTAAGCTTATCCCATGAATTAAAAGGATATGGAATAAAAGTTTTTTGTTTATGTCCGGGTGCTTTTGATTCGGACATGAGGCATCAAATTGCCCCCGATGACGATTTTGATAATATGTTAAAGCCTTCGTTCTTAGCTTCATTCATCATGGACTTAGTAGAAGACGGAAAATTTTTAGATGGTCAGGTGGTGAAATTATGTTAGTAAATGTAATGAATAAAGCCCACTTTAATATTTGTATAGGTCCATGGACGTTTAAACCTTACGAAGAAATAATAATAAATGTTGGGCCTATGGATTTCGATTTTAAAATGATACGAGGTAATCCAAATTTAAGAGTAGGAAAATTAAATAATGCTCAGTATATTAAGAAACATAAATTATACTTGGGTAGTAAATTTAATTTTGCCTACGATGATAACGACGTAAATATTGGATTTGCCTATAAATACGCTATTGAAGCACTAGCGGACCCGATAATTAAATATTTGCCAAAAGAAGAAACGGCCTATTATAGCCGCCCGGTTCCCGGTAAAGGCGGTAAGGGATTAAATTGTAGGTTTTTTTCAAGTCTACGAATTAATCAACAAGGTAAAACCCCGGTTGGACCGAGAGATATTTTTATAAGTCACGGGATAGGTGATAAAAATTATTGGATAGGTCCTCATATTCAAGATTATAAATACGCCTTTTGTCCGGGTCCAGCCTGGGAAAACAGAATGAAAAAAACAGGGTACAAAGGGGAAATTTTTCAAGTTGGATATACTAAATTAGATCCACTTTTTAACGGTGAATATGTGAAAAATTCCACGAATAAAATAGTTGTGGCGTGGTTACCTACGCATGGATACAATAATAAACATCGGGGACGGTCTAGTTTTCCTATGTTTAGTCGTTTTGTAAATCAAATACCTAAAGATTATCAGTTTGTCGACGGTATGCATCCAACGACGAAGTTACACAATAAAGAAAAGAATTACCCCACTATGCAATTGTTAATTGATGCTGATGTTGTCATTGCTGATGCCGGTAGTACTGTATACGAAGCATGGGCCTTGGGTAAACCTGTAGTATTCCCAGATTGGATTTGTAAAGATGATGTTTTAGGACATTTTAAGACAGACAAAAATAACTTGGAATATATTATTTATAATAAAAGTATAGGTTATCATGCTAATAACATGAAAGAGTTAAATAAAATGATTGAAATCGCGGCAAGTGATGGAATGCAACAACAAGAAATAGAATTAATGGAAAGTATCTTTCCAAATAAATTGAGAGGTAAAAGCGGTGAAACCGCCGCCCGTGCATTAAATGAACTCTATTAAATTAGCTGAAAAATTAAATATGTCACATTTTTCAGTTTATCGAATAATATGTTTACATCGAAACTATTTTGAAGAGTTAGGGCCGATTAAAGAAAAAAAACTATTACCAGGAAAAAACACTAAAGGGGGTCGGCCTATAATCTTTGTTAAGCATTTAAATCAACTTCAAATTAACTTTTTAATAAGTTTATTGAAGAATACTCCCGAAACCGTGAAATTAAAATTTAAAACAATTAAATCTATGTTATAATCAAATTACGTTGACAAACGGTTATGTTGCCAAACATAAAAAATGGAAGAGGTATTAAAAATGAAATTAAAAAAATTACTAACAATAATGTTGTTAGGTCCATTATTCCCAGTTCTTAGCATAGAAGGGGAAGAAGGAAAAGAAGAAGAACCAGAGCTAGAGGAAAAACCAGAAGAACCCGAAGAAAAACAAGAGCCAGCGAAAACTTTTTCACAACAAGAAATTGATAAAATAATCGAAAAACGTTTGAGTCGTGAACGTAAAGCCTGGAAAAAACAGGTTGACGATGAAAAACTCAAGGCCCAAATGACAAACGAAGAAAAATTAAAAGCAGAAAAGGTCGAAGCTGAGAACAAAGCAAGCGAGGCAATTGTCAAGGCTAACCAACGCTTGGTTAAGTCTGAAATTCTTAATAAAGCGGCGAATTTAGGGGTCATTGATACCGATGCGGCTTATAAGTTATTAGATAAGGACGATATCGAAATTGATGATGATGGAAACATTACAGGAGTAGAAGAAGCAATAAAAACGTTAATCACTGCAAAGCCCTATTTGATTAAAAAAACATCTTCGGAAGACACGAATAAATCCGGGGATGATCAACAAGGTAGCAATAATAAAAAGAAATCCGTGTCTTTGAATGATTTAATTAGACGGGCCACGGGTCGATAATTAAAAAGAAGGATGTGTTCACATGGCAACATATATTCCAAGGTCAGGCGTTGAGGCTTTAATGCCTGAAGATTATATGCGCGAAATTATTCAGGAAGTACCCGAAATGAGCGCAGTTATGGGACTTGCCTATCGTGCGCCTAATATGACTAGAGCGCAGAAAAGGATTCCAGTTTTAAGTGTATTACCAACCGCGTATTTTACAAACCCAGGACCAACAAAGCCAACTGCCGATTATCTAGGTTGGAAATCAACAACCAAAGTAATGTGGGAAAATAAATACCTTGATGCCGAAGAATTGAACGTTATCGTTGCAATCCCCGAGGCTGTTTTGGACGACGCCGACTATGATATTTGGGCAGAAGTTAAACCTTTATTGCTTGAAGCTTATGGGTTAGCATTTGATCAAGCCGTTTTATATGGTATCAATGCGCCTTATGTTTGGCCTACAAATATCGTAGCCGCCGCTACTGCCGCTGGTAATTTTATTACTGCGGGTGCTTTAGGCGACTTATACGATGATATTATGGGCGAAAATGGATTGATAGCTAAAGTTGAAGAAGACGGATATTTAGTAAATGGTCATTTGTGTGCAATGACTGTAAGAGCAAAACTTAGAGGTTTAAGGGATAACGCCGGAAATCCAATATTTAAATCTACAAATAAAGAAGGCGTCCAGGGTAAAACAATTTATACGTTAGATGGTGAGCCTTGCATCTTCCCAAGAAACGGTTCAATTGTACCGGCTCGTAGTCAAATAATTGCGGGTGATTGGCAAAAACTAATCTATGCAATAAGAAAAGATATTACATGGAAAATTCTTGATCAAGCAGTAATTCAAGATCCGACGACTGGGGAAATTGTATACAATTTAGCTCAACAAAACATGATTGGTCTTAGATCTTGTATGCGTATAGCTTGGCAAGTACCAAACCCAATTAATCGAGTCAATGACGACGAAGATACAAGGTACCCATTTGCAGTATATGGACAAGGTGGATCATAAATATGAAAGTTGAATTCTTAAAAAACGGCATGTATAAAGGACGAAAATATTTAAAAGGTTCTATTGTTGATATGGATATGATGGATTCTAAGGCTTATCTATTTTCTAATGTCGTTAGAATAGCATTCAATCAAACCAAAAATGTAATAAAAAAACCAAGAAGTAAAAAAAAGAAGGTGTAAAATTATGCCTTATAGTCTTAATGATAGACCTGAACGAATTAAAAAATTACCTGAGAAAGCCCAAAAAATTTGGATTGCCGCGTTTAATGCTAGTTACTCAAAAGGTGAGGAATCCGCGAATAAAATAGCATGGGGCGCAATTAAAAACGCCGGGTATAAACAGGACAACGATGGAAATTGGAGGAGGTGGGAATAATGTATATTACGGCGGCTGAATATGTTACTTTAACTGGTAGACCTATTGCAGAAGCTACGACAATACGAATTACAATGGCTTCTAAGCTATTGGATAATCGTATAGGAAATTATGCAATAGATACCACGGGATATAAAATAACTACCCCTGATTGGACCGTGTGGGACGATGGTTTAGACATTACATTGAATACGGCCAAAAAGGACGCTGTAAAATTATGGGTTGCTACGATGATAAGTTATTTAGTAGATTCTGGCGGCCTACCTCCTACCACTTCCCAAAATGTGAAGTTAGGTCGATTTAGCGTTGGAAAAACGAGTTCTTCGGGGTCGTTATTACCTGAAGAAATGGGATTTGCCGATAGTATATTGGTTAGTTCTGGAATTATAAATTTAAAAGTAAGATCGACAAGGGGGATTTATCGTAATGAGTATGGCCAGTTTTATTAATTTATGTACACATACAATCAATCTTGTGAAACGAAATAGAAATGTATCAGGGGATTTTATAACCGTATCGACTATACCTAATTTAAAAGGTTTTGTTCAATATGGCGATCATTTGATTACAAATGACAAAGGTGAAACCTTGAAAGCTACTGCTATTGTGTTTTTACAGAATAATTGTGGAATTGATATAAACTGGGAATACTGGATGATAAATCAAATAGCCCCTTATACTCGATCTAATATGGAAGTTTTGAAAATAGATCCTATTGATGATCCAAGAACTGGTAAAACACATCATTTTGAATGTGAGGTACGATAATGGCAAGTGGATGGCGAAGGTGGGACGGCGACCGAATAAACCGGGTAGTAAAAGAAGCATGTCGAAAGGCTTGTGAAAAAGCGGCAAATGTAGTATTGCCAGCTACTAAACAAGAGGTTCCTTTAGACGAGGGATTTTTACTTAGGACGGGAATTGTTTTAATGCGTTGGAAGGGTAGTAATCCCGTGGCTGTCATTTCATATGGTGGTGGTGCTGGTACTGGGTTTCCTAAACTTCCCTATGCTATTAGGTGGCACGAGAACGACGCCAATTTTCAGCATGGAAGAAAAAAGAAATATTTAAAAGATCCTTTTAATCGATTAGGGCCTAACGCATTACAAAATTGTTTAATAGAAGAATTAAGGGCGGTGTTGTAATTGGGTAGTATAGCCAATCAAATAATGAAGTACCTTGATAATCAAGGATACGGTACGGAAAACGTTGATTTATTTTATGGATTTAAACCAAATACCCCGGATAATTGTATTATTGTTTATGATGAATCAGCACCGGGCCTAGATGAATCAAGTTGTTTAGAAGTTGATTTATTTGGAATACAAATTTTGGTTAGAAATACTAATTATGATACTTGCTATTCAATAATAAATGGTGTTCATAAAGAAGTTGCGGGGTTCGGTGGGCAATTGCTTATTGCTGGCGGTGATAATATATCATATGTTACCGTCGAAACCTCCCCAACTTCATTGGGTAAGGATGACAAAGGGCGTAGTGAATGGACTTCACACTATTATGTAAGAGCTACGTCAATTTTGAATGATTGGAGGTTATAACATGAATGAGGTTAAATTTGCTAATACTGTTATACAGGTGCAAAGTGAAACCGTTGCAAAAGTGACAAGTTTCAAAAGAAGTGTTGAAATCGACGAAGAAGATACAACCGGTTCAGAGGATTATATTGTCGGCACTGATGTATTACATAAACAATTTGTATCAATTGCTGTCGGTGAAACCGCAGACGTTGAAGGTATCGCCATTGAATCGACCTTGACAGGTCTTGACGATGGACAAAGTGAATTAAGGGACGCCGCGGAACGTGGCGAAACTGTAAGCATGAAATATACCAGATATACTGGCTACGGATATACATTTACGGGATTTTTCACAAAATATGAAGAATCGGGAAGTACGACCGAAGTTTATAAATATAAAGGAACATTCAGGATAAATTCTAAAGTAGAAATAACACCGGCAAGTTAAGGAGAAATCAATGGATAATGAAAAAAGAGAAAGTTATTTGAATGACCAATTAAAAATATTAGCAGATAATCAAGAAGCTGAATTACTTCTTGATTTTGACGCGGCGGTGGAAGAAACAACGGAAAAACCATATAAGATAAAGTTCAACGGGAAAATCTATGATGTGCCCCGTGAAATGCCTTTGGGTTTTGCGACTTTTTTCTTCAGATACTGTTATAAAAAAATTAATAACAAAGTAACATTAGAGGTGCCAGAGGATAGGATGATGCAATTTATTGAATTAATGTTCGGAAAAGAGATGCTTCGCGCTTTAGAAACATCTAAGAAAGCCGTATCAATTGATTTAGTATTCAATAAATTAGCTGGTACTATTCTAGCTAAATGGGGCTATAATGTTCAATCGAACAATTCAGAAACTTCTCAAAAAAAAATTTAGATCCGAGATTAATTATTTGGGCTTGGGGAGCGTTAGAAGCTGATTTCTGGAGATTTTATAAAATCGATATAAATAATAAATCTTCTCTGACATTAAGAAAATTTTTAGTATTTATACGAGGATTGCCCGATGATTCAGCTTTTAAGGCCTGGGCTAATAATAAAGATAATAGGAATTTTGTAGAATTTGAAGAGGTGGAAATATAATGGCTATCGTAATTGGTGAATTAGTTGTTAACCTTGTAGCTGATATAAACAGATTTACCCGCGATATCAATAACGCCCGTGTAAGCGGGCAAAATTTCGCCACTGATATTGGGGATACTATGACCGCCGCGGGCAAAGGTGTAATAAGTTTAGGATCTACACTAACTAAATATCTTACACTCCCCTTAGTTGGGGCCGGTGTAGCGGTTTTTAATTTAGGTAAAGATTTTGAAAGTGAAATGAGTCATATTACTGGCTTAGTTGGTATTGCTAAAACACAAGTGGATGCCTGGGGAGCCGATATTTTAAAATTAGCCCCTGAATTGGGCAAGGCTCCAAAAGAATTAGCCGCTGGTTTATATTATGTTACAAGTTCTGGTTTACAAGGTGCCGCGGCCATGGATGCTTTGACACAATCGGCTAAAGCATCCGCGGCGGGTTTAGGTGAAACTCAGTCAATAGCAAATTTAGTAACATCGGCCATCAATGCTTATGGTGCGGCTAATATGAATGCAACACAAGCCACCGATATCCTAGTTGCCGCCGTTAGAGAAGGTAAAGCCGACGCGCCCGAATTTGCCGCTTCGTTGGGTCAAGTGTTACCAATAGCGTCAACTATGGGTGTTAAATTTGCCGAAGTTGCGGGGGCCGTTGCTGTTTTAACAAGGAATGGTTTAGATGCCGCTGAGAGTACAACCCAAATTAAATCAATTTTATCTGGATTAATTAAACCGGCAAAAGGTGCCGAAGATGCACTAAATGATATGGGTACTTCATCGGCGAAACTAAGAAAACAAATAAAAGAAGAGGGCCTATTGGCTACTTTGCAAGAATTAAATACTTTAACTAAAAAATATGGCGATGATGCACTCGCCGATGTGTTCCCGAATATTAGGGCGTTTAGTGGTGCGTTATCTCTTGCTAATTTAAACTCGGAAGAAAATAGAAGAATAATAGATGCTTGTACAAATTCAACTGGAATGTTGGATGATGCTTTCAAGGCCGCAAGTGATACCCTTGATTTTAAATGGAATCAAACATTATCAAAAGGCCAAAGTATGGCAATAACTTTATTTGATGCTATAAAAGTTAAATTAATCCCTGTTTTTAATACTATAATTTCAGTATTAGATTTTGTAATCGCTAAATGGCAAGGTTTATCATCATCAATGCAAAATATTATATTAGTTATTGCTGGTGTTGCCGCGATGATAGGACCTGTTTTATTAGTAATAGGTGGCTTAATTGTAGGATTAGGTGCGACTATTGCAAGTTTAGGGGTAATTGGTGCCACGGTTGGCGCAGTGTTAACTTCTGGATTTTTGCCGTTTTTCTTGATTATAGGTGCAATTATTGGCGTCGTTATTGGTGTTATTGGTGCATTGGTAGCAAGTTTTATATATTTATGGAAGACTAATGATGAATTTAGAATTAAAGTTTTGGCGGCCTGGGCTGATATTAAAGCAAATGCATCTATTATATTTGCTGAAATAATGAAAACGATAACATGGGCTATTACTCAGATATCCGCTTTTTGGACCGCTCACGGTGAAACGATAACCAAATATCTAATGGGTGTTTGGGATCGAACATTATTAATTATTAAATTTGCGATGGAAACTATGAAGAATTATATCACATTTGCCTTAGCAATTATTAGAGGTGATTGGGGAGCCGCTTGGGATGCTGTAAAAGCTCAATTTAGTATGGTGTGGAATTATATATCAAATATAATATCAAGTAAAATGAATGAAATGAAAGGCAAGATATCGGAAAGTCTTAGTAATATCAAAGGAATCATTGAAAATATAACAAGTAATATTAATTTATATGATTGTGGTAGAAAAATAATCCAATCATTAATAAACGGGATTAGAGCAATGATTGGAAATATTGGTACGGCGGCAAGTGATATTGCCCAAAAGATAAGAGATAAATTTCCTTTTTCTCCTGCCAAAGATGGACCATTGAAAGATTTAGATAAAATAGATTTTTATACTTCAATCAATAAAGCTTTACAATTAGCTAAATCTAAAGTTAATTTACCATCGGTAAATCTAGGGAATGAAATTTTAAAAAATATTTCTTCTAACCCTGGTTTAAATTTAGGAGTTAATGAAAATACAGGTATTGGCGGAATTAATTTATATAACCCTACGTTTAACGGTGTAACTGACATGTTTGACTTTTTAAAACAGATGCAATCAACGGTGTCACGATATACGGGGAGGAAATATTCATGAGTATTTTTACCTTAAAAATAAATGGTGCAAGTCTTCCCGTGGGCGTAAAAGTAAAATCCGGGTCATTGAATATAAATCAAGGTAAGGCGGGGGAAATTTCAGTTCTTAGCTTCGTCTTAATTGATATGAATCCAGGTGTTACCCCCTTTATCTGGACTACTCTAATTGGACAAAAGATTGAACTATGGGATCATAACGGAATTTTAATTTATGGGGGACAATTAGATGAGCCAAAAACACGTAAAATCAATGAGCACCCGGTTTATGGTGAATCAATAACATGTGTAGATTGGCATTACCTAACTAATAGATGTTATATAAATCAATCCTATCAAAAACAATTAATTTCTGATACATTTAAAGATATGATTGATGATTTTTTAGCTATAGAGGGGATATGGTATGATGGAACGTCAATAGTCGCGACGCCTGGGCAATATGTTAGTATAAATTGCCCCTATGTCAAGGCTTCTGATGCATTTAATGAAATAGCAGGGTTGATCAATTGGCAATGGCATATAGGACCTGATAAAAAATTCTATTTAAATGATATGACCTCGGAGATAGGGCCAGGGTTAACCGAGCATACTAGTAATTACATACCTAATAGTTTAAAAGTAAGTGACAATAGAGAAGATTATAGAAATACACAAGTATTAAAAAATGTACATGGTTTAACATTATTACTAAATGAAAAGGCGACGCCAACTCCTGACAATGATAATAGTTTTATTGTAAATTTTCCAATTAATCAGGTACCGGCTTTATACATAACTACCGATATCGACAACCCATTGCCTGGGGAAATGATAGACCCTCATGAGGTTGGCATTGGTGGCATAGATTCGGGATTATGGTTTTATTGGAATAAAGGTTCTAATACGATTCAAAGAGATAATACAACGGTAGGAACGCCCACGATTCCCGCGGGATCTTATTTAGTAGTAAAATATATTGGTCAATTTAACATTGATATAGTTGAGCAAGACGCGGCGGCCATAGCCGCAAGAATAGCCATTGAAGGTGGTTCCGGGATTTATACACATGTTGAAGATGGTAGTAATATTGAAGATGTTACTATAGCCCAAGAAAAGGCCCTTGCTCTCCTTGATAGATATGCCCACATTTCAAATATAATTGAAGTTGAAACATATACTATAAAGTGGGAAGTAGGGCAATTAATAAATGTAAATATTCCTAGTATGAATATAAGTGATCAATATTTAATTACTGAAAAATCGGTTACTGATGTAGGTAATTTATTAAAAACAAAAATTACAATGATTGACGGTAAACCTTTGAGTGGGTGGATTAATTATTTTAGCAATTGGCTAAGTCCCGGCAAAGATTGGATAATTCGCCCCGATGCTGTTGTCGAGATCCAAATTTCCAAAAGTGAAAAAATAGAATGGCACGGGGATGTAACAATAAAAACATTTGATGATTTATACCCAGGGGCGGCATTATGGCCCGCTAATAATTTATACCCTGGAACACTGACAAGTACAGTTACGGAGAGTGATTAAATGATAGAAAAATATGGGTGGATTGGGAAAGTTAATATAATAAAAAGAAAAAACGGAGTAATAACAAAGGATTATATTATTTATAATAGAATAATGAATGCGGCTTTTGATGAAATAATAAAAGCGTTATACCTTCCGAATCCTAATATGGTATTGAAATATTTAGCTTTTGGAGACAACAACACGGCCGTTACTAATACTGACGTTAAATTAGGCAACGAATTATATCGGGTCCCAATCATTACTCTTTTAAGAACTGGGACGGGTAAAGTGCAAAGTAAGGGTGTATTGTTGGATACAGAACCAACCGCGACGGTTGGTGTTATGACAATAAAAGAAATTGGATGGTTTGTCGGTACCACCGCGAAGGCTTGGAATAGTGGAGTTGGAAAAGATACAGGACTATTATTATCTAGAATTGTTTTAACTACCCCGGAAGGGAAGACCGACGATGAGCAAATTGATGTAACTAGGACCGACGAATTTATAAGGGGGTAATACAATTGAAATTTGAAATGGAATTTGACGAAAAAATGGATAAAGACGAGGCTTATCAAAAATTTTGCGTAAATTATGTCAATCAAATTAGAGATAAGTTAAATTATAAATTTGAAGAAAATGTGTTTAGTATGGACATGGTTGTAATTCATAAAAAAATTGAACATGTAAAGCCTGTTAAAAAAGATAAACCTAAATGGAATGTAGGTAAGGATACGCCGGAGGTGAAAAAGAATGGCAGAAGCGGGTAAATTTACAGAGTTAACATTTGTTAATGGTGGAGCACCGGCCATTAATGATACTAATTTAAACGAAATCGAAAGGGTTGTAGAGTTAGCGGATAATGAATTTTATAGATCCTCAGATATTCAATTTAGAAAATATAAGAACTATTTTTATCAAAGAAATTGTAAATTGGTAGAAAATTTCGATGATTATACCGATTGGACTATAGCAGACGCGGCCACTACTTTGACCGCCGATGATTCAACAAACCAATTAATGGGTAAATCAGCATTGAAAATTGAGGAATTAGATAACACCGCGGGTTTTTGTAGTGTGTCACGGGCGTTACCATCTACCTTGGATTTAACAAAATTTCACGATGGGAGCACCTCGACAACTGATGATTGTATTTGTTTTGTTTTATATGTCTCTGATTTTGCAAAATGGCCTGAAATCCAATTTAGATTAGGCGATGATTTCGGTAACTGTTATTACTATAATTATACCGGGGCTGTAGTTACAGGTTGGAATAGCTTTTGGCCTCAAAAATCAGATTTTACAACGATTGGGGCGCCTGGTGGTTGGAATAGCATCGACTATATTCGTGTTGCACCCGTATCGGCGGTCAATTCGGATGGTGAATATATTTTAATGAATTTAATCCAAATGGTAAGACAAGACCCTATTTATTCGGGTTATGCAAATCCTTTCCAAAAATACATGGGTGCCGCTACTGGATGGGTTTATGCATTTGATCAATGGGACGCCTTAAATTTATTATATCAAGACGAGGGAAATTATAGTTATGAATTAGGATATATGAAAATAGTAGGTTCCGATTATACAACAAATTTAGAAGTATATTCAGATTGTATCAATTTTATATCCAGGTGGGAATTTATTTGTAAATATGCCGGAGAAACTACAAGTATGGTTTGGTATGTCGATTCTGATAATTATGCTGAATTATATATTACATCTAATACTTTTAGTTTAAAAGTTAATGAGGCCGGTGTAGCTACTACTACGACCGTGGCATTGACAAATAATTTATTGAAGGATGAAAGAGTTGAATTTTACTTTGAGAAAAATGTTGATACCTTCAGGGGTATTTTATATAAAAAAGGTGAAGCGGTGAAATCCCTGGAATATGAAACAAGTATTGCAACGGATACTGATGGCGATGTCATGCTAGGTCAATCCGGGAATAATTCATATTCTTTATTAACAGATTTTACCGTTTCTAATTCAATGAAAGATTTGACTTTAGAAACCGAATATATGCCTCAAATTATTAAAAAAAGAGCTGATGAAACAGTTAATAATTCAAATGTAATACAGAATGATAATGATATAATTGCTTATTTAGATCCTTATTCAATGTATAACATTAATGTTGTTATATGTGTATCTGGACCGGCGGGTGCTAATTTTAAATGTAGATATGACTTTTCAACTGATGTCTCGGAACTGGCACCGAGATGTAGTTATGGACCAACCGCGCAAGGAACTTTAAATACATATGAAACATATGTTAATGCTGTACAAGCCAATTATACTATTGAGCAACATTATGGAACTGATGGGGTATATGCATCAAGTATTCATGAGCAGTTAATGGTTAAAACTGGACCAGTTGGTGGTACAGTTACATTACAATGGGCGCAAGTTACGGCCGTTGTAGGTAATACGATTGTTTACGCTTATGGTACTTATATGGATGTCAAAAAAATCAGAGTGCTTTAAGGCACTCTGAATAATTGATTTTTAAAATCTTCCTTAGATATTTCTTCAATTTTTTCATAAATAATCTTAGCATCATCTATGGAAGATTTTATAAGTCTAATATGTATTGAATATCCTAATTCATTACTTAATAAATAACTTTCGCTTATTATATCTTTGTCGATGTCTATTTCTTTGAATTCGTGAGCGTCGTCGGTAGTAAGAAGTTTAACGGCCTCCCACAAATCAATTTCAGCTTTTATCATAGTTTTTCTTCCTCACTATCAAAATAATTTTGTATAAATTCGTTAAATCCTTCTTTATCTTCATCTGTCTCTCGTTCGCCTTCAACAAGTGTATAATCTTTGTTATTTACTTTATCTTTATATGTTTTTATAGAATATTTAATTATATGATCCAGGTTAAAATGTTGTAATACTCTTTTTTGATCTTCTAATATAATTTTATCCTTAATACACAAATATTCCACGTTAAAATAGTGATATTCATTACCTAAACTATCTAGGATTTCAATTTCTTTAAATTCTTCATCCATATTAATCTATACACTCCTCACATTTTACTTTATTTCCCCAGCCGTGCGCGTGGTCACTGCAAACCATATTGTTACATCCGGGTACTGAACATATATTTTTAGCTTCCTTTGTACACCCTTGGATGCTACACTCATTTTTTATTTTTGAATGTAATTCCATTTTATATCAACTCCTCTAAATTAAATTCAATGCAATCTGATTGCATTATGTATTTTCTTGTCGCCATGGTGTCAAAAAATTTTTTAATGTCTAGCTTCATTAATTTTTTTGAAGTAATGAAGTAAATTAAGAAAAACGCTTCAATACCCACCTTTTGACATTTAAACAGGTTTAAACCCTGTTTTTTATCCTTGGGTAGAATTACCCATTTTGCTTTGTCTGTCTCTTTTGCATCAAAAACTATTCGCCCTTTATTGGTAAATATTGTATAATCAAATGGCTCACCGTTTTTGAATTCACCTCTAAACGTCCTTTCGGGGTGGTTTTTCCATCCAAAACCAAGGTCATTTTCGTTTATATATGTTATAAGTTTATCAATTTGATTTTCTAGATAATTCATTTAAAACCACCTCAATTCTTTTTGAAAATTGTGTTCCCATCGAATACCACATGCACCGGCGGGGAATAGGAATATCATCATAAAACAATTTTTCATTTAAAATTACAAATTTTTCATTGTTAAAAACAAATTTACGCCCGTCATATTCTGATAAGAGTTGTTTAAATTCGTTTATAGTAAAACTGTCATGTTTCATTTATCAAGCCTCCAATCGTTAATAATGCTATATACATTATAAAAATATATATACACCCTGATATTAAATATAATAAACCCCTAATTAAATAGGGCCTTAATTTTTCAAATGTCCCAACAAATATTGGGTCAAATTCAGCCATCAAAGATGATTGAGTTTCTATTGTGTCGATGTTATAGTCTACCATTGTTTTCCTCCTCCATATAAAACATTTGTTCGTATGATAGATTAAAGCGTTTACATATTTTTGCCCTAATTTGATATTTCGGATAATAGTGTTTAGCTTCAATCTTCCTTATCAATTGTACCGAAATTTTTAATTGATAAGATAAATTTTCTTGAGTAATATCATAGTACATTCTGTATTTTAATAAATTATTTTTAATCATTTCTTTTTTTTCCTTCCTAATAATTTAGTGATTATCTGACTAGCTTCAAGACTAGTCATATTTAAATCATAATTTGGTAAAAACCGTTTAATAATATTTTTTTGTTTTTGGGTTATGGGATGTTTACCCCATTTTTTACAAATAGACAAATCCCATAACGCCGTTGCTTCTTGCTGTTTACTTAAAAGATATGTATAACAATAGTCTAAAACTTGTTGCATAGGTAATTTTTTACCATGATACCAGGTTTGACCTAATTCATCCGGGGCATTTATTGTAAACTCTATATTCGGTAATTCAAGAGTCAAATCACCATTTGATAATTTTCTAAAATTTATATTGTGGGTGTTGTATCCTTGACCTTTAGCCCACAAATCAACTATTTTATAATTGATTTTCCAATAATCGGGGGTGTTCTCAGCTTCTTTGATTTTTTCTGGAAGATCAAACAAATCACCCTCAATTAATTCATCACGCCCAGGGGTTTTTTTATTACCGAGGTCGTACATTTCACAACCCAATAATGAGGGTGCCATACACAAATTTAGTCCTGATACCCCACAACAATCTATTAAACGTAAATTTTCTTTACCGGGATATAGACGAAGTCCCCGGCCAACCATTTGAGTATAAAGACTGATGTTTTTTGTGGGTCTAGCTATGATTAATGTGTTAACCCTTGGAATATCGGTTCCCTCTGTGAAAATTTGACAATTGACCAGGCATTTAATTTCCCCTGAAGTGAATTTGTCTATGATTTCGGATCTATTTTTTGTTTTAGCTGTAATTATTACACTATTTTTTATTTGTTTTGCGATTTCTTCACAGTGGGCCACCGAAACCCCAAAAATAAGAGTGGATCCCATCGCATGTTTATTATATATTTCTGCGATTGCCGCGGCGTTCTCCGTGGTATTCACGGCCTTTTCTAATTGGTTTATTTGATAATCTCCATTCGATGTTTTTACCCTGGATAAATCATAATCCATGTAAAACCTCATGGCATAAATATCAGATAGATATTTATTTTGGATACCCCATTTTAGATCTCTATTAAATATTATTTCATCAAAGATATTATTTAATCTCACGTTGTCGGACCGGTTGGGCGTTGCTGTTAGGCCAAAATGATAATCATATTGAAAGTATTCGTAAATCTTTTGATATGACGCGCAGGGGCTGTGGTGGCAATTATGTACTAAAACATTATTTACAAAATAATTATTATTATCTTCTATTTCTAAATTGTAGACATAACCGTCTTTACACAATCCTCCAAATGTTCCATCACTTGTTTGTTTTTGAATCTTAACACTTTCCACCCTAATCCATTTAAAAAATCTTCTTTTTTCTTGTCTTGTTCTTTTCTTATCATTGCAGAATGAGACGACCCGTCTATTTCTATTGCAATCATATAATTTATTATTGCTATGTCTATTTTGTAATGTTGTGGGTACCCTGAATTTCTTTTCATATTTGTTATTAATGGGTATTCGGCATATGGTTCTAAGTTTTTTAAGGCTATTAATAAATTTTGTTGTGGAACTGTTAAACCTGCACCATTTCCACATCTTATTTTTGGACAATGCCCAATTTCTTTTAATCTTTTTGACATTTTTTGTCGTGATTCTAAATTTTTCATTGGGTTGTTTTTTTTCATTCTTTCTGATGCATATTTTTTGTTGGTTTTTGTCATTGTTTCTGAACTTATTTTTTTGCAATATTCTTTTGAACATTCTTTTGAACAATACATTCGTTGATGTTTTGTTCTGTACCATGTTTCTTTTTGTGATCGAGTTGGATTTATTATTTCTTGCTGACATATAAAACACTTCATCATTTTCATTTAAATTTATAGCTGGTTTATATCCTTTTTTAGTATAAATGGGATGATTACCAGTACAAATTATCTCCTTATTATTTAATTTTACAATCACAATTGATTTAGGTATTGATTTAAAAATATTAATTACTTTTTTATATTCAATTTCATTTGTCATATGATTGTATGATGTTATTATATCATCACAGTGAATGTTTTCAATAGATTTATTATCAATTATTGTTCCACTTGGAAAACATTCATCTGTTATTATTACATCAAAGTAATCCCTGGGAAATTTCTCTAACCTCTTGATTAAACTTGGAACGCACGCGGAAATTACCTTTTCCCCATTGCTTGTGTATTTCCCCATTTCAACCCCATAAGTACAATCAAAATATTTACGGGGTTGGTTTACTAATTCTTCCCGATGGGATAAAATTAACATATGTTTTTTAAACGAGATTCGGGAAAAAGTAAAACTTTTTCCCAATCCTGTCCCCATGACAATTAAATATTTGCCATGGGGTTTTGATTTTATTATGTTTAAACAATCTACTTGATATTCTCTGGGTAACATGATTCTCCCTCCGTAACAGCTATGATTAAAGATATACTACAGCTAATTAAAAAAGCTATAAATACAACCTTGTTCATAGATAAACATCCAATCCCTAATCCTAAGCTAATTAATAATGATGTTATTCCTAAAATTGTGTGATTTCTTTCTTGTTTTTGCCATTGTTTTTCATTCATTCCTTTTCACCACCTTTCAATAATAAATTGTTGATTTCTATTTCGGTCTTTTGACTCCAACTGAGTTCAATTCGATTTATGTATTGTCGAAGGTTTACGGCTATAGTTTTATATGTGTATTCGTCGTTACTCTCTATTACACAAATCAACTTTTTTCTTTTCTTTATAAAGCTATTAATTACATCGAAATACTTTAATTCTTTTGTAAAGTCTTCTTTGTTATTAATATAGAAGTATGCAAATTTACTCATTGAATAAATCCTCCTTTTTAGCTTTGCTAAGCTGTATCCCCTCCTCTGATAAACTACTTATTTTTATGTAATCATCATCTTTTATATATAATTTAGATAACATAAGTTTTGGGATAGTTACACTTTGACACCCTGATGTCAAAGTCGTTAAACCTCTATAATAATTTCCTTTTTCATCAATGACAGATTTAAATTCTATTCCCATTTGAAAAAAATCGGAGCCATGAGCTTTTGTTATTAAAATATATCCTTTTTTCAAAGTAATTTTTACTTTATCAGTTATTTCATATTTTTTTAGGAATGTTCTTGGTAATATTATAGACCTAGATGTTAAGCCCTGGGCGTAACTTTTTTTAACTTTATATGACATCTTCTTTTTTCACCTCCTCCATCATTTCTGGTTGGTTCACTTCGTTGTAAAATGAGTAATACCAATAGGTTCTCTCTTTTTCCCATTCATTGAGAATAATTTTCCATGGGAGATTTAATTCTTTTGAATAATGTTTGGCCCTATTTATAATCCACTCTAACTTATTACAATATTCACATTTACCACATAAAGCCGGGCAATCCTGCATTACGCTTTCAACTAACATTAAATAAGTTGTATTCATTGTAATCATCCTTTCTAATTTTTCAATTTTTTCGTCGATTAAAATTTTTATCAACGAATCATTATAATTACGGGCCCTTTTAAGGTCCTCGTAATAGTTCCAAAATTCGCGGGTCATGCTATCACCTTCTTGGATGTGAGTGGGCTAAAGCCACTCACTTTTTTTATCTGGTTTTTGTTTTTTACTTAATTTGTCGATTTTTTTGTTGTCGTTGGTGTTTTTTTCTTTAGGTGTTTTTTTCTTTTTCTTATCTGGCACTTTAAGCCGCCATCCTTTCCATAATTAAATCTATCCATTTGTTTAACTCGGTTTTACTAATATGTTTATAATAATTTCCTGAACTCCTTTCCTCTATTCCAATAGATATGTGACCCTATTCCATATACTACGGAATTTTTATTTTTACCAAAGATTTTTTTAATTTCATTTTTTTCAAATCTTTCGATTTGTTCATTTGTTAAAATCTTTGGCTCTGAGGATAAATTTTTCCTAATAGTTGAAATTTCATATTGTTTCAATATCCTTCCAAAATTTAAATCATATATATTTATGACTTCCTCTATATTGAAAATTGTATTCATCGCATAACCCATTATTGTCAACCTCCATTTCATTCATTAATTATATAATACCATATATAAATATAAATGTCTATACTTTTTCACAAATTAATTGTAACAAATTTAAATCAATTTCTATAGGATTTCCTTGATATACTTCAATTGCTGAAGAATCAACAACTTTTATATAATCCTCATATTCTTTTTTTACTTTAAAATTATCAACAAATGGATTAAAAAATACAAATGTTCTATCATAACGATTACCTTCTTCCCAAGTTTCAAAGGTCTTAGCTTCCTTTAACTGTGTAATTATATTTTTATCCCATTTGGTATTTTTACACTCAACTTTCAAAATTAAATATTTATTCAGCCCTTCAATTTTAAATCCTTGACATACGGTGCTATTCTGTATTTGCGTCATAGTAAACCATGGATATTCTAATTTATCTACATTCACATCTATAAAATCCTTTCCAAATATTTTATATAGATCCCTTTTTACTTTTCTTTTACTTGCTATATTTTCGTTAGTATCAGATATTAATTCTTTTGCTATATATTTAAGAGTTACGTTTTCCTTGTCTATAAAAGTAAAATCAAGAATACTTTGTTTAGTTAATTCAGCATATTTTTTATAAATGTTTAAACATGCCTTTTCCTTTTCATCAGTAAAATAAAATTTTTCTCCGTTCAGACTTAGTATTTCCGGCTTTTTTAATTGTTTAATTGCAATTTTACCAGTGTTTGAAAAATACCACGGCTTTTCTGGTAAATCAATTCTTTTTACATCAAAATATATTGGTAATATTTTGACATCTTCGCCATTGATTAACCTAATGGCATTTATAGTATTTACTGATAACCGGCCATGTTTATTAATATTTTGCTTAACCTTAATGTTAAACATCCCCTTGACTTTTTTATCCTTAATGTATGAATTAACATTCAATTGGATCAGGTTTTTAATTTCTGAGTTGTCCAATATAAAGTAACCATCATTATCAATGGCTATAGGCAATTTAGTCTCAACAATAATTCCGTCGGTATTAAGGTTAACTAATTTTAGATCCGGGTCGTCCTGGGTTAATTTGTGGGCTAAATTTAAGAGCATAGATTGACCTTTTAAACATATGAATCGTCCTAGGGTTTTACATGATATTGGTAAGGTGAAGTTAGAATTTATTAGGCCATAAGTGGTATTCAGGATTAATTTAATACCACCAACTAAATTATTGATTTCATTTATTCGGTCCATTTTTTGATCAATTTGTGGACTATATTCCCAATTTTCCATTTCTGCGATTTCATTATCTAATTGAATTTTTTCATTTTTAAATGTAATATTTTTTAAATCATAAATCGCCTCGTACAAGGGGATATTTATAATATTAGAAAACAATTCTTTGTATTGCAACATAATACTACTGTATTGACTTTGATAATCCAGGTGGCGCAAATTTTGCCCAATGTAGTGATCAATTGCCGCATGACCCCCTCCTAAACCTATCTTAACCAGTGTTCCATTGATTTCGATTTCATCAAAGGAATTTATTAAAGTATCATTTTCAATACGGATATCATCGTCAATGTATTCTTTTTTATAGTGTTCACAATATCCATTTTTTAAATCTTTGTCTTTCTCGACATCATTGTTATCACTTACAAATTTAACAAATTCATTAAACTTGGGATAAGGGGTAGTTATATATTTTGTATAATCTACTTTGATATTTTTATTAGGTTCAGTAAGCTTTAAAATGCTCACAATTAACCCCGTGTTATTTTCAGCGTATAAATCCCTATCTAATAATTCAAGGGTATTATCGATTGATTTAGCGGCTTGAAATGCCCAATATCTTTTTTCAATATCGGATTTACATTTATCAAGAAATAATTCTTCCAGGAATAGAACATCGTTTTTTGAGTATTCTATCCATTTATCATAGAATCCGTCGATTTTAATTTTTTTAATACTTTGATATTTAGAAAAATCAAATTTTATATTATAACCTTTCTTAATTAGGTTAAGAGATTTTAAAGATATCGAAGGTTTAATATTTCCTTTGATATCTATGTTATAATAAAATAGTATCTTTGGAATTTCATTTAATATTAAATTCTTAAATACTTTGGATTTTCCTAATGTAAATTGATATGAATCAATAAACTCGTGTATGCCTAATTCGTTAGGGTGTACGAGTTTTATTTGTTCGGTCGGATCGAGGCCGTCATAATGATAACCCCAATATTCGCGATTAAGTTTAAAATAATGAATATTTTTTTGAATCAGGAAATCATTGATTTTCCGTAAATGATAAAGAATATTAGGAATGTCATTTTCTACCAGTTTACATAATGCATTGATCATGGTTCGATCATAATCAATTGAATAGAAATACATAGCGCGATCAATATTTTGTAATTTTTTATAAAGTTCTATACAATCTTCATCCGTGTAACATTCCCAAATAACTACATCATCCATGATTTCATCTTTTACCTGAAGACAAAAATAATCTTCGAGGCACTCTATATCAGCTATAAGATATTTAAGATCCATTTATTCCACCTCCGTTAAGTCCATAAGTTTATATTCATTTAAAACATAAATTAAACTTTTAAGGTTTACCGTCGCACCGTTCGCGGCTTTTGTTATACATACTCGATTCATATCACGAATTTCATATCTTAACCGTATTGAAGTTAAATGTTTTGTTAGGTTAATTAAATCCTCTAAACTTTTATTTGTTGGCATTGTTATTATTATTTCCATAATTTTTACTTACTTCCTTTCTTAATTCTTTTACCTTTTCTTCGACTTCCTCATATGTTGCCGTTTTAAATGTCCCGGTCGTTCCTTTTTTAGTTATTTTTCCCCAACCTACACATATAAAATGTAGACCAAGAAAGTCTAACTCATATAATATTTGTTGTCTTCTGTAATCGAAGTTTTTATTATTCATGGCTGAAAAATTCAGCCTAAACCCATTTACTTTTGGTTCATTCATCTTTTTCAATCCTTTCTATGGCTTGTTTTCGACATTCACGACATCCAACTTTAGCATTTCATTGGTCATCCCACCTTTTCACTTCTTTTCTTAAATCGTCGGTACAGCCTTTATAATAATGTCTTATTTCATTATAATGATTGTTAATTAGATGTAACTCATTAGTAGTGAAATTTTTAATGATATGATATTGATCATTTTTATTAATAATTTCACCAATAAAATTATTTTTAATATCATGCACTTTATAAACTTTATTAAATAATTCTTTTATCCAACTATCAGGTGGCGTAGCTATGACACCACCTATAAATTCCCATTTACCAATTACCACCACTTTATCACCTATATTAAATGTTTGCTTCACTTTTCATTCCTCCAATTTCCGGGGACTAGTGCCCCCTTATTTTATAAATTATTTTACATATATTTCTACATATCCAACGTCTTCTCTTCCGTCGGCAATATCTTCAATTTTAAGGTTTACTTCTTCTAAATTTCTGTATTCGTCATACTTTTCAATGTCAATATCCATTATGTCATATTCGTCGATATCTTCAGTTGTTACTTTTTTTACTAATTTTTCATCTACTTCATTCCACCATACAAAAATCTCTACTCCATATTGGGTTTCATTTACAAATCCTTCGTTTCCATTCATCCCCGACCATGATGAACCTTTTTTAAATTTCATGCTGGTAATTTCTCCATCTACAAATTTATTAATTAATTCATCCGTATCATATTTACTAAAACTCATTACTCTAGTTAATTTCATCTTTCATTCCTCCAAAAATTTATTTCATTAAATAAATTATACCATATATAAATATAAATGTCTATACTTTATATCTATATTTATTATCAAATTGCCAATGTTCTAGACCTTCGGTCTGACACCGTTGGTCTAGTTGTTTCATTAAATCTTTTAATTCAGCCTCTAAAATGGCGTTTGTATTGCATGTAATTCTGATTGTTTTTTATAAAATAAAGTTAGTAATTCATGATTATTCATCGGTCCACCCCATATATCTAGCACCTGAATTATAATTATCCCAACAAGCCAAGCGAATAAATTCTAAAAATACGTCGTATTCTCGTATACTGTGTTTTCTTCTTGAAATTCTTGAATCCTCCGGGCTATGTCTTCATAATTTTCAATCATTTCTCTTTCAATGCTTGCCATTTCTATTCCTCCTTACTAAAATGATCAATTATTAACTGTTTAGCATCCCTTAAATACATCCCGGTACTTCTGTAATCTTGGATACTTTTTTGTTTTGGATCGATTTTATTAAAATATTCTAATGCTTGTTGTAATTTATCAATAACCCGATTAAAATCCAGGTCATGATTTTTATTTTTAAACATCATATTATATTTGCTGATTATAATAGTTCTTATGTTTTTATAATCCTCATTATATTTTTTTTCCATGTCTTCGAGAGTTCCTCGAAGCGG